CGTAAGCCTTCTGCGCCTCTTCGGTATATTTCAGCCGTGACGCTTCGGTATCGCTCTGCTGCTGCGCATTTTTGTCCTGTTGAGTCTGCTGCTCAGCCTTCTTTCGGGCGGCTTCAAGCGCAAGACGGGCCTTTTCACGATCATCCCAGTAACGCGCCCGCGCTTCATCGTTAACAAAATAATCATCCTTGCGCAGATTCCAGATGTCGTCTGCTTTCTTAAACGCAGCCTCTGCCTTAATCAGCATCTCCTGCGCGGTATCAGGACGACCAATATCCAGCACCGCATCCCACATGGATTTGAATGCCCGTGCAGTCCTGTCTGCCCAGGTCTCCAGCGTGCCCATGTTCTCTTTCAGGCGGCGGGTCTGCTCATCAAAGCCTTTCGTGGCGATATCGTTCGCCGCCTGTAAGGCCCCGGCCTCATCACCGGAACGCTGCAGCTGCGCAACATACGCAATCTGCTCTGCCGTCACGTTACGGAACTGGCGCGCCATCGCAATCAGCCCCGACGTAGGGTCGGTGGTCAGTTTTCCGAAAGCCTCTGCAACCTTGTCCACCTCCACACCGGATGCAGAAGCAAAACGCGCGACACTCTGGTTGATGGCATCAAACTGTTCACCACCACGCACACCGGCATTCACCAGGGCTGCCAGTGACTCACTCGCCTGGTTAAACGTCAGCCCTGCGGCCTGTCCGGCTCTGGAGAGCGTCAACATGCGATCGGCAGTCAGTCCGGACTGATTACCGGAAAGAACCAGGGTTTTATTAAACGCTGAAAGCGTGGAATCCCCCTGGTACCAGGCGTACGCCAGCGCACCTGTCGCCACCGCCAGCGAGGTGACCCCGACCATCGGCAGGGTGATCGCACCGGCAAGCCCCCTGAACATGGGGATCATCCCGCCGAAGGAGTCCTTCACCTGACCGCCCTGTTGCAGCAGGATCAGCCAGGGATTCTGACCACCGGCAAGCTGCGTGGCGATATCCGTAAACTGTGCGGGCAGGGTGCGCATGGCCGCTTTATACTGTCCGACGGAAATCCCGGCTTTTTGCGCAGCCAGCGCCTGACGGCTCAGGCCCTGTTCAACAGCAGTGGCGGTTTTTCTGGCGTCAGTATCCAGTCCTGAAAAATGACGCCTTACCCGGCTCATCTGCTCATCGAAACGGACCGCATCCAGACTCAGGTCAATAATAAGATCACCAACCGGCTGGGACATATCTCACACCTCCGGAATCCCCGCTGAAGCCATCATTAATGCGGCATCATCCACCATGACATCCGCCACATCCGCAGACGATAAAATATCGCGCCCTCCGTCCCCACCGAACCGGACGCCTCCGGCAAGTCCTGCCGCTTTCTGCATCAGCATTTTGTCCTCATCCGGCCTCTCCACCTGCTCTTCCTCATGCCGGGGGACAAGCAGACTGAAATCAGAGGGATGCATATCCGGATCGCAAAAAACAGGCTGAGTACAGCGTACGTCAGCCCGGAAAAATGCATATCCAGCTGGGTATCCTGAAAATAATGCGTGCGGTAAAAATGTTGCCAGTCGGCATATTCGGTGGATGTCATCCCGGCAAGCATGGCGCGCCAGTCAGGCCTCCCCATCTCTCGCGCCAGTCTGAGGGCAAAATTCAGCTCGCCGTCGAAGACTTTCCCGCAGAAAATCATCATCAGTAAGCGCGTTATTTTTCGCCGCTTCGGTGATATCCGTATCCACATGAACAGCCCCGCTCATCCCGGACAGACGCAACACCACGTCTTCCGCCCGGGCAATGGCATCAGCAGGCCAGGTGGTGAGCACCTCCTGTTCGATCTGCATCACAGCCTCATTCATTGATGGTGACTCCGTTTTCTGTGGATGGTTATGCCACAGGGACATCGCCACCAGAAACGCGCCGGTTCTGACAAGGTCTTCCACGCTCACCTGCAGGTTACCGCTGGCTTCAGCCTGTTCTGCCCGTCGTTTCAGCAGGGCAAGATGCTCGATACGCTGCAGCGCAGACAGCTCGGAAAGCGTGACGGACACACCGTTATATTCAAATTGTTCGGTTTTCAGAAACATGTATTACCTCCGTTTACCCTGCAGCGCCCGCTTCAGTAACGGTGACTTCAGCTACCGTGGCAAACTGACCATTACCGGAAATCACGGGGATACTCACTTTTCCAGCCTTAACCCCCGTCACAGTGATCGCCATATCTTTCACAGCAATGGTTCCCGTTGACGGATCGGCGGAAACCGCTCTGAACGTTTTGTCGGTTGCACTTTCCGGCTCAAAAGAAACCGTCAGGGTTGTTGTTTTCCCTTTTGCCACCGTACCAGATGTCGGCGTCACCTTAATCGCAGTGACCGGCGTAATTTCGCTGCGTTCTTCCGCCACAGAAGGTTTACCCACGTTGGTCACTTTCACCGTACGGGTGATCACTTCCTTCGCCGTTACGGCCTTACCGATACTGCTGACCCAGCCACGGAACACATCCACCGTGCCGTTCGGGAAACGGATTTTATAGGCCCGCACATCCCCGCTTTCAAAACCAGCCTATAAGCCCTTTCTGACCTTCTTCTCCCGGTTTCCAGGCCAGCGTAAAACTGGTATCTCCTGCAGACTTCTGCCCCTGCCCGGTCGCAGTCCAGTCCGCGTCTTCATCATCCAGGTAGTTATCATCGTAGGGTTCTGCCGTCATCTCGCCCGGCGTCAGATCCTTCACCTGTGCCAGTCGCTGCCAGTCATCGTCTGACAACGGGTTTGCATAGGCATCACCCTGACCGTTATAAACCCACAGGGTGGTACCGGCACCTTTTACCGGTGCCAGAGGATTTGGTGTTGGCATATCGTCCTCACATCTCGTATGTAATGGAATAAGTCAAATCAGCAGAACTCCATAACGCCATATCGTCATCACGACGATACTCATAGCCCTGCGTAACCATCGTGGTAATCAGTCCTGCCAGTGCCGGGATCTCGCTCATCGCCGGATAAATCCGGGTTTCCATCCACGCATCCAGCTCTGAATCCGGCACCTGAGCAGGCAGGAAAACTTCAATATGCAGCTCCGCCTGCCAGGTATCGCTGTCCAGCTCTTCGCCCGTGTATTCAGCGCCGGTGAGATAAACGGCAACTGCCGGAAAATCCGCCTCATCAAAAACAAGCGGGGCGACCATCAAAAAGCGTCGCCCCGGTGTCATGCTTCTCCAGTGCATCCAGTACGGCTGCACGGAGTTCAGTATGTTTCATTCGTTCTTTATTACCATTCTCAGTTGATGCTGCAGCGCATAGCCCAGCTCTTTCGGAAGACGTTCACGCCGTATCCGTTCAATATTCTGTTTAAACGCCGTGGTAAGCGGCACCGCCATCGGGATTTTCACCACATCAATGGGGTAACGGTTTTTCCCGGCCACACGCTGCATGACATGCCACCGCCCATTTTTCAGTTGCTGAATAAACGCGCCGGGAATACGACGGTTTCCCACCACAAGCACGCTGCCGCCACCTTTCAGGGATGAACGCTGCCCCTTTTTACGACGCCTGCGTCGGGACAGGACAACCCGCGCATTCCCCAGCTTGATTACGGGCAAATCCCCCCGGTTAACCTTGATTCTGGCCTGCGGATTTTTAACCGTGGCCCTTTTCAGCCTGGCCCTTTCCTTTACCAGTTTCCGGCGTACCTTTGTCTCACGGGCAACCTGTGACGCAGACTGCGATATCGCGGATGAAGCAACGCGGTTAATGGCCATTGCTGACGCACCGGGCACCGCCGTTTTGCTGATACGGCTGAGGTTTTCAACGGCCTGCTCAAGACCTTTTATGGCCATACATCCCCCTTTCAGCGGCGACGGTTAACGGCAGGCGGCACGCCACGCCCAAGCCAGAGATGACAGCTTCCGCCATCATCCGGCGAAATCCGGTCTATCCAGAAGTTTTCCTCACCGATGGTCAGCGTGTCTCCACGCCGCAGCTGCCGCACATCATCAGTCCGGACAAACAGGGACGGGCTGGAGCCTTCAACGCGCACGCCCTGTCCGGCATAGCTGATATTTTCAGGGT